TTAAACAAAATCATTCTTTTAAACTGCTAATGTAAAATTTTTGAACTTTCAAAGCATTACTGTGAAACTGAAATACAAATCATCCATATTTTGTGTTGATGATGTTTTTGAACCAAATACAATTTGTTCATCTCATAACTTGTATGAAGATATTCCAATACTCAAATCTGTTTTCATTTGATCTGGTAAATTTCCACATGCAAGCATCATTTCCATTAATTTCAAATCATCTGGTAATTCATCCACTCATTCATTATTTCTGTTGTATCATGCACTGTATTTAATTGTGATAAATCAGAAATCTGAATTACAATTGAATGATTTAAAAATAACTCTTCTTTGATTTGTAACCATGTAATCAGTTCACTTTGTACCATCGTAATTTGTACCGTTTATTTCTTTTATACTTTGAACTGGTTTATTTTTCAAAAATATGTTATACCCAAAAGCATTTGTATATACTTTTCTCAAATCAATATTTTCTTCATAATCTCATAAATCAAAACTATCTACACCACAAAGATGATTCAATGTTGCATTTGCACTTTCAAGCAATGCTGTTAATTGTGCATCCTTTGATGTATCTGTTTGATCTACACCAATATAATCTTTGAATTGTGATAAACTTGAATACATTGTTTTATCAATTTTTAATTAAATTATTTTTTTGCTTTTTTCTCTACTTTCTTTTCTTCCTTTTTTTCTTCTACCTTTTCTTCTTTTCCATCCACCAATTCAAACAAATCACCATAACTTGTAATCAGTGTTTTCCAATTTCTTGTTTCAAACACTGCTCATGCTTTTATTTCTTCACCATCTACAAGTTGGCTTTCTTTTGAAATATTTTTTACTTTCTTTTCCATGATTATGTATTGATAAAGTATAAAGTTCTTCACTTCTGCGGTGGTCACTACAACCACCGCATATCATGAAGATTTATTTTACATTCAGATTAAAGAGTAACATTTACTCATAATCCAACTGTTTTTCCTAATCCAGCAATATTATTTGCTATTGCAAATCCGAAATCCATTGTTGCAATGATTTCATATCACTTTCATGGGCATTCTTTAAGATATAATCTTACTGGCTGTCCCCATCCATATTGAACGGCTGGTTTATACAAACAAGCAAATGATCCTTTTGTATTATCAGATGCTGTTGTTGAAACAACTCCAGTTGCATCTGTTAATGCTGGGAAATCTCTTGCAACGAATACATCAATACCGAATGCTTTTGCAAGTATTCCAGTAACGATTGTTGCATTTGGTCCGAATTTGTCCATTGTTATTACTTCTGCAATTCCTAATGCTTTATTGTAAACATTGGCTGGCATAATGTATAACAAGTTGTTCAAATCTGCTTGGTAACCAGCATCAATTACTGATTTTACATTAAGCAATGATCCACTTGTTAATGCACCAACAGAAACTGCAGTATTTGCAATTCCAACCTTTCTTATTCCAGCTGGATTTTGTGCATAATATGCAGTTGCACTGTATGTTCCGTTGATATTGTTTGTTGAAGCATTATCAGAGTTGATTATTGAAGCATCAACAGTTCTTCAAGCACTTCTATTGATTCTATCACGTACAATAGCAATTACATCAGCAACTGCATATTCTACTTCTCTATAAGAGATTGCAACAGAGAAAATGTATTGTCCTTGAATGATTGTTACTTCTCATGTTGCTGGTCACATATTCACTGGTGTATTTCCACATGGTCAAGTTGTCCATTCAGTATTTCCAGAGAATAAATTTGCTTCTCAAATAACTGGAACTTTTGCACTTATTGGCATATTATTTCCGTGATTTCATGGAAGCATGTTTATCAAAGTTGAATACTTTGGTAATAAATCCAATGCTGGATCAAGTACAACATTTTGTGGAATAAGTTCAGCACCAAATCCAGTATTTGTTGTATGCATTACTTCATTGGCTTTCTGCTCTTCTACCACTTCTTCTTTAACTTCAATTCCTTGAAGCTCTTTTGCTTTTAATACAAGTTCTTTAATATTCATGATTATAAAATATTACGAATTAAATAAATTATTTGGAATTATGCATTGACTTTAAAAGTTCTGCAATTTTTCCATATCATGTGTTCTTTGTTGCTGGTGCTTGATAAGAACTTCATGATTGAACCGCTGTATTTTTTATTGCATGATCAAGATTCATCATTACTTCAATTGCTCATTTTATCAGTTCATTCTGATTGGCAACTTGCTTTTCTAATGATTTGATTTGCAACTCTTTTTCATCCAATCTTTCATTGAATGATTTCACAAATGCTTTGAATTCAGCGTTTTCAAAACTTTTGTGTTCAACATCCATTGATTTGCTTTCTTCAACAACTTCTGCATCGTTTGTTTCACCGTTGCTTTCATCGTTTGATGTAGTTTCAACATCATTTTCAGAAGTCTGGCTTTCAACATCCGTTGGTATTTCAGATTGTTCATCTGCTTCTTTATTCTCGCTTTCTTCTTCGTAAATCTCTTGCTGTTCAGCTTCTTCGTTTGGGGTTCATTCACTTTCAACATGCATTTCTGCTTCATTTTCTTCTGCTCATAGATCAACCGTACTTGATTTTTCTACTTCTTTTGTTTCTTCTTCTGATTCTTCTTTTACTTCTTCTTTTTCTTCAACATTTTCTTGGCTTTCTTCTTTCTCTGTGTTTTCAGATTCTTCTGTTTTTTCTTCTTCCTTTACTGTTTCTTCTTCTTCAACTTTTTCTTCCGTTGTTTCACTTTCTGCAACGGTTTCAACTGGTTTTTCTTCTTCTGCTGTTTCCATTTCTTCTTCTGCTTTGAAACATGAATCAAAAGATTTAATTAATGCAAATGGATTTGCTGGAACTGAAACAAGAGAAATTTCAAATAATTCAAGTGATTTGATTATGTTTGTATAACTGTATTCACCATCAGCATTCACATTTTCTATTGTTTCAAAATCTTTTACACGGTATCAAATACTGAATGTTCTTAATACACCGTTCTTTAATTTTGAAAATACTCAATCTGTATCTTCTGTAATTTTTGCACGGATGAATAATCCTTTTTCATCAATGCTGGCTTCAACAACATTTCAGATTGGTTTGTCCATATCATGTTGCAATAATACAATTGGATTTGTCATGTATTGCTTTAATGTTTCTTCAAATGCTGTTGGCTCTACCACATCATTCATGCGGTCTTTGTCCTTTGTGCTGGCATATCATTCAATTTCGTATGCTTTTGTATCACCATCAATGATTTCTCTCACTGATTTTTGATCACATACGATTTGAAAGAATTCTTTGTCTTTAATAAGTTTAAATTTCATTTGATATTATTTAATGAATAAATGTTTACCTTTTTCTGTGATATTGTATTGTACAACGGCAATTCACTCATCATGGTGGAAATCCAACTCATACACTTGGGTAAATATATTCAATTGGCATCCATCACTCATCTTGGCACTCTTGATGTGTTGGTCTTACACGTTCATCTCATACGGTCAACCATCTTTTTTCCATCTGAATTCATGCTTCTTCTAATGCTCTGATTGGCTGTAAATTTCCATATTCATATGCTTTTGTTGTTTCTGTTACTGCAATTGCTCTTGCTCTTGGCAATCCAAACAATTTATCATCAATTGCGTTTATCTCCTTTTGGATTTCTCATATTGTCAAATGGTTATCTATTCCATTTTTCAATGTATTCACCACATCCCATTTCGTTGTATAGCTTATTGCTCATTTGTAATTTGAAAGATTTAATTCTCACCATTCTTTTGCATATTCACTTGGCTTGTTCTTGTAATAATCTATTGCATTTTCTTTCAATAACTTACTGAATTTTCTGTAACTTCTTTTGTATCAATGCTCAAATACTTTCTCAATTGGTAACTGTAAATCTTCAATCATTTCATATATTCACATTGCTCTTCGGAATCATTCCATTGGATCATCTCCAAACACTTCATCTTTCCAATTTTTCTTGTCTTCTGGGTATAAATGCACATGCTCATTTTTCAGAATGTTGTATTCAATATTGATTATGTATATTCAGTTTTCGTATAAATCTTTCCAATTTTCATCAAAATATTTTTTTTGTTTTTTTAATGCTTTCTGAATTTTTGCATAAATCTTTGATTCTTTGTGTAATAAATTTCTGTAATCTTGTGAAAGCATGTTTTTATATCTCATCTCATGGTAAAACTGCATCCAATGCAATATCTTCTAATAATACCGCATTCCTTGAAACAAGTGGTTTATCTGCGTTTTCATCGTTCAATGGTTCAAGTCAACGATCTATTCTTGCTTCATTTATTGTTAATATTCATGTTTGAACATCTGCTCTTTGTCAATTGTACCATTCTTGTGTTTCTTTTAATTGCTCTGAATCAGATTTAATCCAATATTTTTCAAATAAATCTGGTCTGAACATCTGTAATAATTTGTTCAATATATCATCAAAATCTTCTGTGTGTGGCTTGATTGTTCACTCAATATATTCTTCTTTTACATTTTGTCCGTTGCTGTAATTCGTTTCTTTAATATATCATAACAATGCTTTTGGTACTCCAAACGCACTGCATATTTTATCTGTTGATAATTCTCTTTGTGCAATCTGTTCCATATCTTTTGCGGTCAATGAAAGCTGTTTAATATCTGTAATTCATCCACCAATAACAACTTTGTGGGCATTTGTACTTCATCTGAATTGTGCATTAAACATATCAACGGCGTTTTGCTGTTCTTCTTCTGTTAAATTTCCATCCAACAAAAGCATCATATCTGGTCTTGCACTGTTTTTATAGAAACTGTAATTTGTTTTCACTGCTTCCAGATCAAGAACTGCATCATAAAATATGCTTGTTAATACTCACATTCCATTCAGTGAATATACAATATCATCTTCAAACTTGAAAAATCATAATTGATCTGCTCTGAATTGTTTTTGTGTTCAATCTTCTTGAATTACATTAAATGCTCTAATTACTCATCATTCAACCACCTTTGTCACACTCCTTGAATCAATAACATGAAATCTGATTACTTGTCACATCAAATTTCTGATTGGTTCAATATATAATTCTCATGAAATCAAATAATTTCTCCAAAAATTTACTTTAAATTTCGGAAATGTTGGTTCTTTAAATAAATTCTGCACTTCACTTGTAACAACATTATCTGAAACAATCTGCAAATTATTATCAAGCAAATATATTCCATTCCTTGCAACACTTCATGAAATTTTTCTTACACATTCACGAATATCACCGTTTTTTGCATATAGATCATAAAATGTTTGTTTTGAGAAAACAACATTATTGTTGAATAATGGTGTCAAGTCTAATCAGTAATTGGAATTCAAACTTTTTTTGCTTGTATTAGCTTTTGTAATATTTCGGTTGAATATCTTCATGCATGATTATATTCATTTAAACAAATGCATTATAATCACGGATTGAAAATCACAAAGCTCATTTTATACAAAAAAACACGGCTTTTGAACCGTGCTTTTGTTTTTTGTGAAATTTTATGAACAAATTACTGAAATGAAGATTATTAAAAAGAAAAGTAAAAGTCGGTGGTATCGTTTCAAATCTTTCAAATGCATATCTTTGAATGATTTCTTTTTTTCTTCTTCTTTTGGTTTCGGTTCAAGTAATTTTGCATTTGGATCAATATATTTTATGAACTGATTACAAAATTCTCATCCATCATCTTCAAATGTGAAAAGGTATGTTCCTTTTTCATCTGCAAGTTCTATTCAATCTGTATATGCATTTGCTTTTATTGCATCTTGTGCTTTTATTACAACATTTTTTTCAATGCTCATAAAAATTATTCTTTTATCTGTAATCCTTAATTCTCATGGTCAAATTTTATCTACATATTTTTCTTTTTCGTATGAACCTTTTCATCATCATGTACTTACTGAAACACCTTTAAATAATCTTACTCTTCATCCACTATACCCACCTTGATAAACTGTTTTTTCTTTTATTAAATTCAAAAAAACATTGTCTTTTGAACAAATGATTTTTTCCTTTTCTTCTTTTGGCATTTTACGAGTGTGTGTAAATAAATTAATCACATAATAAAAAAACGGTCACATTTTGCAACCGTTTCATACGAAGTGAAATATTTATATTTTATTTCTCTTCTGGTTCAAGGTCAAGGTGTGGTAATTTTTCCACATCACAATCAATCAGATTCTTTAAATCTTCTGGATTAATTGCTTCAAGTTTTTTGAAATCCAAATCAAGTTCCTTTTTTGCATTGTTCAAAATTTCCACCCATGTGTTGTACCACTCCACATATCACTTTACTTGCTCTTGTGCATTTTTTGATTGTTGAATCAATCATTTAATCTGATTCATTGCTTGTGCAAGTGATTTAAACTGTTCAAGTGGTGTAATATCACTTGATGCATGTTGATCACGTTCAACCCTAAATTTTCCATCTTCCAATTTTGTGTAAATGGATTCTGGATTGAATGGTCTGTTTTCTTTTTCCATAATTATATTAATTAATAATTAAAAACTTTTTAAAAATCTGAAATAAAATACAAGTGGTCTTTCAATCTCTCAATTGATTTCTTGATTCACATAATGAATACAATCTTCACATCGTAAATGTCCACGTTCTATATGTTCACCACATCTTACACATCTATTCTTCAAACTTTTCATCAAGATTTTGTTTTTTTGTTTCAAGGTATTTTCGGAATTCACTCAATGGGATTTTTGTTGTTGGTGTAACTGTATCATCTTCATTTGTTTTATGGTGTAAAAATTCCAGAACTAATCTTTCAGCTCATAACAATTCCAATCATGCACTTTTAAAAGAATTTCGTGGTCTTTCATGTGAATAATCTTTTGGCTTTTGCATTTGTTTTAGAATGAAGCAATAAAAAATTTGTTCCTTGTTTCTTGTAATGTAAACAACATTGAATCAACCAGATCATCATGTTCACCGTTTGGAAATGCTTTTAATTCATCAATCAAATCATCATTTCACGGTGCAAAATAAACACGGTGTTCTTCAAATAATACTTGCTTTTCCAATAATCTTGTGGTTTTATCTTTGATTGTTTTCTGCTCTTGCACTGCAAGTCACATATTGGCAAATACTGTTTTCAACACTGCTTGATATGCAACCGTTTCAACAATCACTCTTTTTGCTTTTCGTTTATCGTATAATGCTTTCACGGTTTCACTTGCTCTTTTTATGTTCTTTTGGATTCCAATTAATCCAACACTTTCAAGAATGTAATGTTTATCACCAATGGATCATGTAACACATATTGCAAATTTATCTGTTCACTCTTTTTCACTTACGGCTGGATCAACTCAAACAACGATTTTATCAAACTTGTAATTTCTGCAATTGTGATCAATCTGAATCATATCTGCGGTGATTATATGCTGTCAATTGGCATATGGAATCAGTAAATAATTCTGATTGAATGAAATGCTTCATAATCTTCTTCTTTCTGTTTCAAGTGAAACATATCTTTTGGCAACTTCACGGATTCACTCATTCAATTTTTGTGCTTCTTCATCCGTTTCAACAAATCTATTCCAAACAATATTTTTTTGATCATCGTATATTGGCAAATTGATTATTTCCCATGTTGGATCGTTTTTTATGTGTTCTTCAAATCTTGGCACAATACCATCTTCATATATGGTGTTTCAAAGAAATATTATTTGTGTGCTTCATGTGGTTCATCCTAATACTTCATTCAACATGAACTCAAAATTTTTATCAATTTTCTTTTTGCTTTGGCAACTTTGGATTGTATCAACATCATCAAAAATCAATAAATCTGGTCTAAATTTTCCATCTGGTGCGGTGTAATTCTTTCAACGTGGTGATGTTCAAAGGCTCATTGCTCTTACATAACAGTTGTTTTCTGTGACAAATTTATCAATTCTTTTGATTTTCTTTTGTCCTTGTTTAATCACTGTTTCTGGGTAATACAAATTTCCGTAATCTCTACAAAATCTTTCTCACTGGTCTGTATCATTGATGAATGAATTGGCAATGTATGTTAAATTTTCTTCTGCATTGTCTATCGTTTGGCTGTACCGCATAATGTTTCTTCTGGTTTTATATGCAATGCAATATGAAACATACATTTGGGCAATTGTTGTTTTTGCACTTCATCTGAATCACTTGAAATAAACATTTTTTCATGATTCCAATGCTTCATAATATCTTTGTAAACATTTTGGTGTATCAAAACTGTAATACTCCATAAAATAGAATCTGCAAAAATCAAAAAAGTTGGTTGAAAAATATGTTCTTCTCAATAATGGGCTTCTTCTGAATATGTTTAATGCTTCTTCATCGTTCATTTATTTTTGATTTTATTGTAAATTCTTCATAAGAATTCTCATGCTTTTTCTCATTCGTGGGCTTTCAAGTGACAATTTACACAAATCTTTATTAAATTTGTGTATTCGTTATTTCTTCGGTTTTTGTCTTTATGGTGTATATGCAAATTGTCTTTACTTCAACATATCATGCAATAATCAATATTTCAATAATGCTGGTTGAAAATCTTTTTTACATAACTTGAATTTCTTTTTTTCGTTGCATTAATCCTTGTTTTTTCTTCCCTTGCTTTTGCTTTTCTTTTAGCATTTATGATCTTCTGCATTCACCTTACAAAAGAACCAAATGTATTTTTATTCAATGTGGTTGTTCTAACATATCAATATCTTTCCAAATCTTCATCATATGCATTCATTGTTTTTTCATACAAAATAAATTACTTCTTTTTTAATAATTGTTTTAATGCTTCCATTTCTTCATCGTTTAATTCTGTTTTTTCTTCTTTGTTGGTATTTTCAGTTTTTGAAATGTTGGTTGGTAATCCCATTTCAGTTCTTTTGATTTTCCAAATATTCATAATATCGTTGCTGTTGATTTTCCTTTTCTTTCACTCTTCATCTTCTTCATTCATCTGTTGAAATTGCTCTTCCATCCAATTCAATATTTCATCTCAAAGCATTTCATATCTTTCCATTTTATCAGCAACTTCTTTTGCTGTTTCTTTTCATTTCTTTTTCAATGCTTCTTCATAAATCTTTTGCTTGTATAATTGCTTTTCCTTTCACCATCATTTTGTTGCATCTGCAATCTGTTTATTCTTTGCTGTGTCTTTGTTGTAATTTTGTTTCAAAAACGGTTGCACTTCATCAAATTCAGAAAGCATGAATTCCATTTTGATTTTGTTCCAATCGTATTTCTGCTTTGGCATTTTCTTTTATCATGTAAATAAATTTGCTTGTTGTATTTCCCTTTTTGTGTTCACCTTGTTGGTGTATAATATTTCAAATACTTTACTTCTGCTTTTCATTTGCATGGTTCTTTGTTTTGTCATTGTTAATGCGATTTGGTGTGGATTTTCTTCACTCATGTATGCTTGATATGGTAATTCTCTGAATCGTTTATCCAAACTCTTGTAATCAAACGCTGTTTTCTGCACTGCATATGTTCACGTTCAACGATATGGTGGATCACAATATATTACAGTTAAATCTGCTGGCGTATTGAATAAAAGTTTCTTGTATGATGTGTTCAAAATTTCAATGTTCTCCAACCTTTCAATGTTCTGTAATCTTTCAATGTTCTGTAATCTTTCAATGTTCTGTAATCTTTGGATATTTTCTAATGCTTGCATTGTGTTCAAACTGTATATTCATGAATCACTGTATTCTTCCGCAAGATGTTTTAACGTTCCAAAGTCTGTTTTATTTTTTATATCCAATCTCCTTGCTTCAATTGTTTTTCACTCCAATTTTCGTTTAATTCAGATTTCTTCCAATAAACTGTAATCTTCAAACACCACCGCATAATGTAATGCTTTTTTTCGTGGTTCTAATTCCTTTGAATATGCGTATGTTTCACGTTTATTTCAGAAACTGAAACAAATACTCATTGCAACGGAATATGCATCATCTTTATTTTTCATTTCTTCAAATTCTGATTTACTCACTCGGCTGTTTCGGTTTTCTGGAATCCCTTTTTTGATTTGTTCCATCAAATTGCACATTCATTTATCCAGATCAACGTAATAAACTTTTTCAAATCACTGTTGCAACGCTTCAAAAGTAATAGATCACCCCCCCCCCAAAGATATCAAAGAAGAACTTGGCTTTCGGATTTTCATTTCTGATAAATCTCACAATATCTTTGGCAATTTTTCTTTTACTTCACATGTATGGTATTCATAATCACTCCATATTTTCCTTGTTTAATTTTTTAAATTTTTTACTCTTTCATATTCTGCATTTTTCAATTTGTAATATTCAATCATCTCTTCCAATTCCCACGTTTCAATTTCGTATGCTTGTTTATCATGCTTCATTGCTTCCGTTTTTTCTACTCAATAACGATTCACCATGTATAATGTGTATTCAATGTAATTTCCGTTCAACGTTACATTACACCTTTGACATCATGCGTGGCAATTATCTTCATCAAATCTGTATTTCATGTTTTTTCTGGATATGAAATGCATGTTTTGTGCTTTTTTTCGTGGCATTTTTGCACCACACAAAGGGCATGTAACCATTCCATGTTTATCACAATCTCTAAATCTGATAAACCTTGAAAAAACCGCATCCAATTTTTTTACAACCTTTGATCTTGATAATTTTGATTTTTCTTTTTTGCTTTTCTTTGGCATAAATGAAAACACCTTTGAAATAAATCAAAGGTTCTACAAAACATTAATTACTTATGCATACACAATTTATAATTAAAATCTTGCTGTTTTCAAAATCTTATTTTTTAAACATCGTTGCATTGAACTCTTGTATTCTGTAATCTTCAAGCTCTTTTTCCACTTTTGCAAATCTTTTTAATAAATCGTTGTATTCTATTTCTTGCATTACAGTGGTTTTTCTCAATTGCTTGATTTCTTTCTGCAATTTCTCATTTTCTTGCTTTAATTTTTCTTCTGGATTGATCATATTTTTATAATGATATGTTAAAATTTTTGCGTTTTTTTAACATGTAATGATTCTCATGTTAATTTTTTCCCAAATCTTTTAATTGTTTTTGCAATTCTTCTATTTGTTTTATTAAATCTTGTTTTATGCACTAAATTCTTCTATTACTTCATATTTTCATTGAAGTATATACATTTTGGCTTTTGCTGTTTCATAATCTAATAAATCAGTAATATCAGAATAATTTGTTACTCTTTCTGGTATATCTCAAGCAGTTTTAGTAAATGTAAATCATTTCTGAATTACATATTTCTTTCCTACTTTTATTAATCTATACTTTTCTTTTTTCTCATTTTTATCTCATAAAACATACATTCAATCATCACTATATCATATTACATCTTTCATCTTTTTTAATAAATTAAGTAAATAAATCTGATTACT